CCTCGGCCTTATCACACAAGCAGCGGCAATAGTCTGGACGGTATCAATGATGATGTCCGACATTGACCGAAACTCTGAGAACCTCAATGCCTTTTCAGAGCGTGTGACTAAAGTCGAGGAAATGGTGCAGAGCCAAGCAATTTCAATGGCTCGTATCGACGAAAACATCCAACACATACGTGGTGCTGTCGAAAAGATGGCTGGCCAATAAGGAAACTGAATGCAACACATCTATGATGTTGCGCAGTCTCACACAGGGGTCAAAGAGTACCCCGCAGCTAAACACAACCCTACAATTGTTAAATACTATAAGGATTCTGGTCACGCTTGGGTACAAGATGACGAGACCCCGTGGTGTGCAGCATTTGTAGGGTCTGTGCTTGCGGAGTGTGGACTAAGCGGAACTAAAGAACTTAATGCTCGATCCTATCTTAAATGGGGGGAATCTGTAGACCTAGAACAAGCCAAGAAAGGCGATGTTGTAGTGTTCTGGCGGGGTTCCAAGAGCGGCTGGAAGGGACATGTAGCGTTCTATTCAGACCACGACGATGATAATATCTGGGTCCTTGGGGGCAACCAAGGGGACGCAGTGAACGTCAAGGCGTACCCACGGGGTCGTCTGCTAGGTGCTCGCACCTTGAAACAACCACGCAAATCTAAAGCACAAAGCAAAACCATCCAAGCGTCTATGGTACAAGTTACCACCGCTGCTGGTGCTGGTGTAAGTGCTGTGGCTTCTCTGGATGGTACGGCACAACTTGTGGCTATCGCTGGGGTTGTCGTTGTGACTGTAACTGCGCTGATCGTCTTGAGAGAGCGGATCGCCAAGTGGAACGCGGGGGACCGATGATACTCGGAAAGATTAAAATGATACTGATAGGGGTCGGTGGATTCCTAGCGGTCCTCTTTGCTGCTTACGTGCGGGGACGACAAGATCACGCTGATAGGATCGTCAGGCAACAACTAGAAATTTACAAAGATACACGAGGAAAAATTGATGAAGCCAGTAATGTTAAGCGTGACGCTGATGCTTCTCGTGAGTGGTTGCGCAACCGCAATAAGTGAACAAGCAATCTGTGATGGCACTGACACGCTCAGAGACAGCCATACAGACGCATTAATAGAGGACGGCGGAGACCTATCGGTAATCACGGGAGCAACGCTTCTAGACGCCTTAGATCGAGCCTGTCTTCAATAGGAGACAACATGTCTGCATCTAAAGAACTACTAGGAAACCTACACTCTGCAATCGCCTCTGATTTACTGACACGTATCCAGAGTGGCGAAGCGACTGCCGCTGAACTATCCACAGCAATCAGGTTTCTAAAGGATAATAATATCGAAGCTATCGCAGCGGATAACGAGGGTCTCACAGCGTTGATGAACTCGTTACCAGACTTCGAAAGTGAAGAATACTACAACTAGAGGCCATTAATCACCGTTCCTAGATAACCCAAACTAGGAGCAATAATGGACCTCTCTTTTTATCAACGAAAAGCAGTACAAACAGCAATTTACCCCTCATCCTCTCGTATATCATACCCAGCTATGGGTTTGGCAGGTGAGACAGGTGAAGTTCTAAATAAGATCAAGAAAGTCTACCGCGATAAAGAGGGTGTGTTCGACTTAGAGACCAAGGTAGCAATTGCATATGAACTAGGGGATGTCCTCTGGTACATTGCTGTTCTTGCTCAAGACCTCGGACAAGACCTCAATACCATCGCAGCACAGAACATCGTTAAACTCGAAACACGGAAAAAAGCAGGGACCCTCAAGGGTTCAGGTGACAACCGATGAGTTGGTTCTGGCGGTACATGAATTTCTTAGGGACATGGCGTGAACATCGTCGGGTCATCAAGGAACTCAACACTCTCACTGATAAAGAACTTACCGATATTGGTATTAACCGCTGTGACATCGACCGTCTGGTCTGGTTGGGCGCTGACAAAGATGCACGGGGACGCGGCAAATGAAAAACTCACAAGAATTCTCAACACGAGCAAACGTAGTAACACGGCGAACATACAATCGTCCTAAGGATGATGGTACGTTTGAAACATGGTCTGAAACAGTAGGCCGTGTTGTTACTCACCAGCAGTGGCTGTGGGAACGTGCTAAAGGAAGTCCTTTGGATTCCGTGCAGGTTGAAGAACTTGAAGCTCTACGCAACCTGATGCTGGAACGCAAAGCAACTGTATCAGGCCGCACATTGTGGCTTGGTGGTACAGATGTAGCTAAGACCCGTGAGGCGTCACAGTTCAACTGTTCGTTTGGTCGTGTGGAAACAGTACATGATATCGTGGATGCTATGTGGCTACTACTACAGGGCTGTGGTGTTGGCTTTGAACCTATCGTAGGAACCTTGAATGGTTTCGTGCGGAAGGTAACGGTGAACACCATTCGTTCAACGAAGGTACTAGGGGACCCTAAAGGTTGCCCTAATAACCAATCATGGTTCTCTGTGGATTCTGAAGGTGCCAAAACATACCATCTAAAGATTGGTGATAGCGCAGAGGCATGGGCCAAAGCGGCAGGTAAACTGTTTGCAATGAAGAATGCTGTTGATGTTATCTCTCTTGATTTCACAGAGGTACGTGCATCAGGTGAACGACTGAAAGGCTACGGCTGGATCAGTTCAGGTGATGAGACTATCTCGATTGCTTACAATAAGATATGTGATCTTCTTAATGCTCGTAGCGGTAAGCTGCTAACACGCATGGACATCTTGGATGTGTTGAACCACCTCGGTACAACCTTATCATCACGCCGCTCCGCAGAGATTGCGCTGGTGCCTGTAGATGACGCTGAGATTGATGATTTCATCTTTGCTAAGAAAGACTTCTGGTTGCATGACAATGCACACCGCCAGCAATCTAACAACTCAGTTATGTTCTCTAAGAAGCCTACCAAGTGGGAATTATCCTACATCTTTGACCGCATGGTTGAAGCTGGTGGTTCAGAACCTGCATTCATTAATACTGAAGCTGCTTTAAAACGTGCGCCACACTTCAAGGGAGTTAATCCGTGCGCAGAAATTCTGTTAGGAAACAAGAGTTTCTGTAACCTAGTTGAGGTAGATTGGGGTAAGTTTAAGGATGACTTCGGTGGTCTTCAAACAGCAGTAGAGGTCGTTGCTAGAGCTAACTATCGTCAGACATGTGTGAACTTGGATGATGGTATTCTACAGCGTTCTTGGCATGAACTTAATGAGTTCCTACGTCTATGTGGAGTAGGTGCCACGGGTATCGTGAAGTTCCTTGATCACCATGAGGGACGTAACAACATCCAATCTATGCTGAAGTCTATTCGCTCCTCTGCAAAGAAGGGTGCTAACTCTATGGCGGATGAGTTGGGTCTACCACGAGCCAAGCTGGTAACTACAGTTAAGCCAAGTGGAACCCTGTCAAAGATCATGGATACAACTGAGGGAGTCCACAAACCCCTTGGTAAGTACCTGTTTAACAACGTGACGTTCTCCAAGCACGATGAGATCATCCCCACGTTGCGTGAGGCAGGTTACAAGGTCATTGAGAAGCCTTTCGAATCCGAAAGTGTTCTTGTGACATTCCCAGTAGCATATGAAGACGTTAGGTTTGATGTGGTTGATGGGAAGCATGTGAACCTAGAGACTGCGGTACACCAGTTGGATCGCTACAAGCTTATGATGGACTACTATGTTGATCATAACTGTTCTGTGACCATCTCGTATGACCCCACAGAAATCCCTGCAATCATCGAATGGTTGATGGAGAACTGGGACACCTACATTGGTGTGTCGTTCATCTATCGCAATGACCCAACGAAGACCGCAGAGGACCTTGGATACGCCTATCTCCCACAGGAGGTCGTATCTCAGGAGACATACACAGAGTATTTACAATCACTCTGGCCTGTCGATCTAACCAACTTAGCATCTACTGATGATCTATCAGATGAAGCATGTGCAACAGGTGCTTGTCCCGTCCGCTAAGACGCAATCAAGTCATTGAAGAAAAAAATCAGGGGTCCCTTAGGGGGCCTCTTTTTTTGATTAAGGAACAACATGGCAATCCCAAACACACCATTCCACCAAAAAATAAGGTCAGACTTTAAGGTCTTTGTTTACTACATCCACCAGCACCTTGGTCTACCTGATCCTACACCAGTACAGTTAAACATGACGGACTACCTACAGCATGGACCAAAGCGTTCCATCATTCAGGCGTTCCGTGGTGTTGGTAAGTCTCACCTGACTGCTGGTTACGTTGTATGGCGTCTACTTAAAGACCCAGAGACAAAGATACTTGTGGTATCAGCTTCTAAGGAACGTGCTGATGCTTTCTCCACATTCTGTCAGAGATTGATCTGGGAGCTAGAGGGCTTAGAGTACCTAAAGCCTCGCTCGGAACAGAGACAATCCAAGATTAGTTTTGACGTAGGCCCATCTACAGCCTCGCAATCCCCCAGCGTTAAGTCTGTGGGTATCACATCACAGATCACAGGTTCTCGTGCAGACCTGATCGTCGCAGATGACATTGAGGTCCTGAACAACTCAGGTACACAGCAGATGCGAGACAAATTAGCCGAGACTATCAAAGAGTTCGACGCTGTTCTTAAACCTTTACCTACATCCCGCGTGGTGTTCTTGGGGACCCCTCAGACCGAGGATAGCCTCTATGCCAAGTTACCAGAGCGTGGCTATGAATGCCGTATCTGGCCAGCACGGATGCCTAAGGAAGAAGAGATTGATAAGTATGGTGAGAGCCTAGCTCCATTCATCCAGAACTTAGACCTCGCGCCCAGCGCACCTACAGACCCCCTGCGATTCCAAGAGGAAGACCTTCTAGAACGTGAGGCGTCATACGGTAAAGCAGGGTTCGCGATGCAGTTCATGCTATCGACCCAGCTATCCGATATGGAGCGTTTCCCTCTGAAGGTACGTGACTTGATCATCATGTCCGTAGACAATGAGCAGGGACCCCTGAGGTTAACTTGGGGACCTCTAGAGGATCGTGCTTTAAACGCACTACCCAACGCAGCGATGCGAGGGGACCGCATGTATCCACCGATGAACGTGGGTGATGTTGTTACTGATTTCTCTGGCTGTGTCATGTCCATTGACCCCAGTGGTCGTGGAGCCGATGAAACTGGCTATGCTGTAGTTAAGATGCTCAATGGCTTCTTGTACGTGGTAGCCTGTGGGGGCCTCAGTGGAGGTTATGATGACACCACACTGACTGAACTCTCTCACATCGCTAAGAAGTACAAGGTTAATGAGGTGGTAGTGGAGAGCAACTTTGGTGATGGTATGTTCATCAAGCTACTGCAACCCGTCATCTCCAAGATACACCCAGTGATGATTGAAGAGGTGAGACACAGTAAGCAGAAGGAACGGCGTATCATTGATACCCTCGAACCTGTCATGATGAGACATAAACTTGTCTTTGACCCAAGGGTAATCGAGGAAGACTACAGGACCGCTCAGAAGTACGAGCAAGCTGTAAGGTTTCATAAGATGCTGATCTACCAGATGACACGTATCACAACTGACAAAGGTTCGCTTAAACACGATGACCGCTTGGATGCACTTAGCATGGCCGTGGGTTACTTCGTGGAACAAATGAACCGTGATGATGTTGATGGTGAGGTTGCACACAAAGAAAGCTTACTAGACAACGAGCTAGAGAAGTTCATCAATCATGTTGATAATCCAACTCAGGTCAGTAAGCCTGTGCTATCTGATGGACCTATAATGTTCACATCATTTAGATGATGCTGGTGGTCCACTGGGGGCGTTTGGCTACATATGGTCATGAAAACCACCAAAGGCCCCCTCACGGTCCTCTACGGGCCTGTGTGGCCAATCCTGAGAGCATCCTCATACTTGTTGAATAGTTGCTCAAACTTCCATTGGTATAAC